ACGGTAGGGGAGTCTTTTACCAATGCTGCAATGGAATGGGGTACAGAGCAAGAGCCATTCGCTAGGATGGCATACGAGGCACATACAGGCACTTTTGTAAAGGAGGAGGGGTTCGTAGACCATCCCACGATAGAAGGCTTTGGATGCTCTCCTGATGGCATTGTAGGGGAAGGTCTCATTGAGATTAAATGTCCGAATACTGCTACCCATATAGAAACAGTCTTGGAGAATAAAGCTCCAAGTAAATACATCCCACAGATGCAATGCCAAATGGCTTGTACAGGCGCGAAATGGTGCGACTTTGTATCATTCGATCCTAGAGTGCCAGAGGACTTGCAACTGTTAGTAGTGCGTGTCGATAGGGATCAGGAGTATATCGACTCGATGGAAGTAGAAGTAAAGCAGTTTTTAAGCGAGGTCTTAGACCTATTTAACCAACTAAAAGCGAGGCAGAAATGACCTATGAGATGAAAGATGGCAGCTTTAGTCTATTTAAGAATGACAAAAAGCTCACAGAGAAACACCCTGATTTTAAGGGGTCAATTAAGATTAACGGAGTAGAGCATTGGTTTGATGCCTGGACTAAAGAAGGCAAGAATGGCAAGTTTATATCAGGTCGTATTGGAGACCCGAAACACAAAGGCTTTACTCCCAAGGGGGATGATGAGATGCCCAAGATTAAAGACGATGATTTTGCTTTCTAAATGATTTACCGATGAGATCGGCATTTGTGGCGCAATGCCACACCCTTTCAAGGAGTGCCATCCCCCTTCCGATCAGGGTGGCTTTATGACCTTTCAAACAGACTTACAGAGGGGTTTGGAGATAGAGGAAAGGGTCTTGGCTATCCTACGCAAGAAGTACCCTTGTGCAAGCCTTGTAAACGCTTTTAAGGGTTACGATATATGGATACCAGAGATAGATAAGGCTGTAGAGGTGAAGTTTGACCCAATGAGTAAAGAAACAGGCAATATCGTTGTAGAGATTGAGATGTATGGTAAGAACTCTGGATTGATGGCTACCCAAGCTGATTACTGGGTTTTTTACGATGGGGAGATGTTTGTCATCATGCCTGTCAAAAACATCTTTAAATGTATATTTGAAAGCAAGCTACAGTATGTAGAGTTTGTTGGGAATGGAGATACCAGACCCAAGAAGGCATTTTTAGTAAATAAGAATACTTTATTCAAGTACGGGAAGATTCTGTGACAGGTATAAAGCCCTCTCGTCTTTTCGTCTTGTAGTAAGTCCTTTTAGTTCTTTACCGCCAGCCTTGTTCCATTTTAAGAACTCCTCGGCAGCATCCTCAAACTCACCTCGATTGTGTTTCATCCGAAGGGTAGAATTTTGGAGATTACCGAGTCCAACATTGAAGGCGAAAGACACAAGTGCGCCAAACCGACCAGTAGTAAGCCCACTAGGACATAATCGTTGAACTCCGCTTTCAAACCGCGCCAAATCTTTAGCAAGAATTTCATCTACTTCCCCCATCGTTAAGACTCTATCCCATCCACTAGGGATAGGCAGAGCCTTTCGTTCTGCTAGTGGTACTCTAGCATGGTTAGGATCTATGACATGACCGACACCAACAGTCCAAAGTAATGCAGGGCATTGGTAAGGCTTTACCTTAACACCCTCATGGTGCTTAATCATCTCAATGACTTTATGGTCAATCACTTTTTGAAAGCCTGAGTTCCGAACCAAAAGGAAACAACCGATGCCCAAATAATTTGAGTCTCGTCATCCCACAAAAGATTGAGAGCTACATCAAATGGCACATCTTTATGGAAAGCAAACCAAAATCCGAATACTTCTACAAAGGCAAACATTAGGAATAGACCATAAGTAATCGCTGGTCTAACCATCGCCCTAGAGTTAGTTACCCATTGTGCAGCACCTTTACCGATTTCTATATCGTGTGCGTACAGGGATTGTCTTTCCTGTACCTGTGTCTGCATTTCTACTTGTTGCGTTCTTATTTCTTCTACATGGGCTTGTGCAGCGTAGCCTTTTTCTAGTAACTCTAGCTCTCTCTCAGTCTGGAGTCTTGCAAGTTCTAGTTCGTGTTTCTTGTCTGACTTGTCTTGGAAGAATCCTAAAAGACTTGGTAAACCACCTGTAAGAAAAGAAACAAGAGTTGTGAATAAAGTAATCATTTTTTACCCTTTATAGCCCCAAGTAACATACCAAGCAATGATTGCAGCCAACGCATAGCACATCCACATAACTCTACGCACTTCTGCCAAATCTTTTCTAAACTCATTTTCTATTTCTTTCTCTTGTTTTTCAATCTTAGATTTTATGGTTTCTACCTCTGACCATCTTTTTTGACCATGATGTTTTACAAAGTCTTTTTTGACCTGTTCTTCTTGTAGTCTTATATCTTCTTGTTTTTGCCATTGCATCATGGCTCGTTTGAAATACTGCTCTTTTAGGACTTCTACTTCTCTGATCTGCCTTCTGCGTTCTAAGGCTTTTTGTTGTGCTACCGAGGCTGCTTCCTTTTGCACATCCTCGATAGACGATCCTATAGCTTTACCAGCTTCTTTACCTGTCTTTACGCTTTCGCTAAAAGACTTTGCACCCTCCAAAAATCCAAATTGATCGGACATAGTTCATAGGCTTAATTTAATTTCAAAACAAGAGAAAGTAGAATAGCAATGATAAAAGCAGCAGAACCTATTAGTATTTGTTCTAATCGCTTTAACCTAGCATTTATACCTGTATAGCGTTCAGCACACACAGCTTCATGGGCTGATAAGGCTGCCTCATTTTTATCTATTGTTGTCATTTCAATCCCATGCTTTCTCTAATCTTGGTTGCTGATATATCGGTTATGGTTTTATCAAAGGTTTCTTGCTCAATCTTGTAGCCTACATCTCTGCCGTAGGTGATGTTAGTAATATTAGGAACAACCTGAATCTCGTATTGACCTTGGAATAAGGGGTCTAAGTCTCTCTTAATATTAGATTTTACTTGCTCAATGGCAAATGGGTTACTACCTTGCCAGCCCTGACAATCACGAATCTGAATAACGACTTGACCTGTCTTGGCAATAGCTCTCTCAAATAATGCTCTGTGTCCTTCGTGCCAAGGCTGCCATCTGCCTAGCATCTGTACTGTTTCTTTCTGCCAATCAAATGTAGGTCTGCGTCTGTTCTCGATAATATGATTACCAATGAACTCAGCCCACTTCTCGCAATCTTTCTCAGTTACTCTAAAGTCATAGACTGTTGGCTGAATAAATGCTTTGTTGGTATCTTCGTACCGACCAGCATCAATGGTATCAATCCAGATAGTCCAATCAGCCTTGAAGTTATTACGCATCTCTACAAGAGGTGCTACAAAGTCGCAGATAACATAATCACCACCAGCTTCTAGTGCAAACTGTGCCATGCGTAGGGATTGACGGATTCTGCCTTCGTTGGAGAAGTCCCAATCGTTGTACTTCTTACGCACTTCGTCAGCATTGAACCAGTTAACTTGTGCGTTAAAGCTAGTAAAGGATTCTCCGTAATCTTTGCGAGTACCATTTACTTCTAAATACTTTTTTAGGGCTTGGGCTAAGTAAGTCTTACCAGAGCCAGGTAAACCCATAATCAGTATTTTCTTCATTTATCTCTCTAAGTTATCGTTTCTAATGGTGCTTCGGTCTGTTCCTGCTCTGTTTAATATCGTAGTATTTGCACGATTACCTTCGTCATAAGCATATACGCCCATCTGGTGCATTGGGAATATATCTGCTCGTAACATACAGTCTAACGAACTATTAATACCATATTTTAATACATGAGCAAGCATATTCTTTGCTACTGCTGGGTCTATAGAGTAAGAGTGCGCCCTACACATAAAATGATAATTTGTTCCCATTGAACCATGTGGCGGTGTTGGCAACACCTTCCAGTTTTGCTTTACTTGCTCAGTACAGCCTAGGTACGAAATAGAGTTATACATAGTATGTTCACGATAAGGTGCAACCATAATAGCATCATGCTCTAAAACAACTAATGGCACATCATCTTCTACACATTTTGCCCACAAACTAATATGGGATAAAGCACAAGCCACTTCTGACCTAGTTAAAAAATGGTCTGAAATCTTTACCATTCTCATAAAAGGATTTAGGTTTTCTGGTGGATTAATACCATCCTTTGTTCCATCAAACGCATCCCAATACTGGTACTTCATTCCAACCTTATTGCATGAATCTGCACATCGTTTGGCTAATGACTCTGATAGTTCATGTCCTTTTAGCCTAATAATGTACGCACCACTAATCTTTACATCATAAGAAAGAAATAATGACTTCAAATTAAAGCATCAAGTTCGTCATGCGTAGTACAGGCATCAATAGCAGCTTGCTTAGGTGCAACAGCATCTTTAGCAGCTTGCAGGGCTACTGGGTCATAAGTAGATGGGTCTTGAGCTTGCTGTCTAAATAACATATTAAACGCCATCGCAGCTTGCTGTTTCATGCTTTCTTTGCGGTCAGCTACAGTTACATCTGCAACACCATAAACAATTTCTACTGGGTCTTTGGTCAAATTAAAGGTATGTCCTGTGTAATATTGACGATGTGGGGTAATAGTAGGTCTTATTTCAATAGCAGTTTTCCAGCCAGGTCTGCTGTCTGGCGGTGTATCCCAAACATCTTTAACTTCACCATTTTCAATGCGAATATTTAAACTCATTTTACTCTCCTGATTTTTTCAGTAAATTCACCAGTTACTTTAGCTAATGGGGTATCCCAATCACCAAATTTCTCTTGTCTAAACAACCTGACATTACGATACCAAATGCTAGATTCTTTACCATCAGCCCATAAATAATAAGGCAATACAGGGCTAATAATCCAAGTTTCTTTACCCATTGCTGCTGCTAAATGTGCAACTGAGGTACAAGAACTAATGACTTTATCCACGCTTTCAATCACCGCCTTGGTATGCAACCAAGTATCTAAACAAGGCTTTTGCACATGGTCAGGAATATTATCTATCCCTACATCTCGTTGTAGACTGACTAACTCTGCTGGTATTGTAAACAAAGGTGCTGGATCAAATACACGATTATGCTCATGCTCAAACTTTGGGTTGCCTTGCCAGCGTAGCCCAATCTTGCCGTTAGGTTTGATTGTCTTGCAAGGTATATAAGGTGCGTTATTGACTGTCAAAAAGCTAAGATAGCCTGACATTCCTAATACATGGTAATCATGGTAAACACCGCCAGCAGCCCTAGATTCAACTACCGCAGATACCCCGTCAACTAGCATCATTAGACCAGCTAATTCAGGCATACAGGAAACCACACAGACACCGCCACGACTGACAATCTCTCTTGCCCATCTAGCAGCGTGTATTTGATCTCCACGACCACCTTCTAATACTAATAAAACAACCTCACCATTTAAAGGTCTGCCGTCATACTTTGGCATAGACGAGGGATTGGGATTACCAAATACTTCCTCGTTACGACCCCTATCTAGCAGTTCAAAACCTTCTTTTAGGTTGCCATGTCTTAGTGAATACCAACCACGATTAAATGCTGCTCTGTCATCGTGTGGTCTTGTTTCTAAAAGAATCCTGCACATAGATTCGGCAGTATCAAACTCGCCACGCATGGCAGCTTCTACTTGGAAGTCTAATATGTCTTTCTTCTGCTCTGTTTCGCCCTTCCAAAACTTAGGTGCATTAAACCGATATTCAAACTCGCCTAAGATTTCTTTAGGTAATGTGTTTGTGTTTTTTAGTTTAGGCTTAATGTCGTGCAGACCAGCGATACCCCAAGCGTTTTCGTCATCCTCGGCTACTGACTTGCCGTCAATATTATTAAAATCATGGGCAAAAGGCTGTAGATTCCAAAAAGTTTCTATCTTAGTAATGACCGCCTGTGGGTCAGCCATTAACTCATCGTAATCAACAAACAGGATGTTCTCAGGATGCTCTGTATAGCCTTCATGTAAAGAGGCATAAGAACTTTTAAGGTGTCCTATTAGGTGTCCATTACAGAACTCAGCAAGATTCTCAGGTTTAGCAATCTTGGCAAAAGATGCTGCACAAGTAGCCACATCCCTAACAGTAGCCACGATTCGTATTGGTGAGCCTAAAACTTCACCCATTGTCTTTTGTATCTGCGGTGCTACCCATCCCCTAGACTTATCTACAGTAATCTTGCCATCCTCACGCACAGGAATTAGTTTCCTAAGTGTTTCGTAGAGATGCTCTTTAGTCTGTCTTTGACCCTTAGTTGATGGGTTGTTTTCCCATGCCTGAACCACAGAACCAAATATATCAATAAGTCCTGATGTGGGAGTTACATGAATGTCGTTTCTCTGATTTAGCAACGCAGCTAAAACAGTAGAACCTGAACGGGGAAGTCCTGATAAAAAATACATTATGTTTGGATACAACCACTTGTAAAACTGCCTGCCGCTGGAACAATCCAAGTAGTTAAAGAACCAACTTGAACTGGAGAAGAACGATTAGTTGTATTACTTTGCCCTAGTTGTCCATTATTGTTTTCACCCCAAGCCCATATTGTTCCGTCTGTTTTAAGACATAAAGTAAAATCTCTAGCTGTTTTTGGATTTGTCCAGTTGGTTAAAGCACCAACTTGAGTTGGTGATGAACGACTTGCAGTATCTCCTTGTCCTAATTGACCCTCGTAGTTAGCTCCCCACGACCATAAAGTACCATCTGTCTTAGCACATAAAGAAGCAAACCTACCAGCAGTAGGAATAGTCCAAGTAGTTAAAGCACCAACTTGAACTGGAGAAGAACGAGATGTGGTATTACCTAATCCCAAAGCTCTATAATTTCCTTGCCCCCAAGCCCACAATGTTCCATCTGTTTTAACACACAAAGAATGTTGATTACCAGCAGCAGGTGTTTTCCAAGTAGTTAACGCACCGACTTGTACAGGGGAAGAACGAGAAACTGTATCTCCAAGTCCTAACTGACCATTAGTATTTTGCCCCCAAGCAAAAAGTTTTCCATTGTCAACAGCTAGAACAGCATAATATGTTGATACTTCAGACCAATTAGTTGAAGAACCAATTTGTTTTGGTGAAGAATAATTAGTTGTATTACCTAATCCCAAAGCACCATAAGAATTACTACCCCAAGACCACAATGTTCCATCTGTTTTAACACACAGTACATTACTAGACCCTATTGCTGGTGTTAGCCAATTAGTTAAAACGCCAACTTGTTTTGGAGATGAATAAGAAGTTGTATTTCCTAGACCAAGCTGACCTTGAGCATTTTGACCCCAAGCCCAAAGTTCTCCAGTATTTTTTGTTGCAAGAGTAGAACCTGCTGTTGCAACTTGCGCCCAAGTAGTTAAAGCCCCTACCTGAACAGGGGAAGAACGAGCAGCAGTATCTCCTAATCCTAATTTACCATTAGTATTTTGCCCCCACATAAACAATTTACCACCAATAATAGAAACACCAGCAGCTTTAGCAAATAAGAAATTACGAGAACCGAACATTATCGAATTCCTTATGAAAGGTTTTGGATAGCACTACCATACCAATTAGTACCATCCGCTATAAAGCTGATAAGGTCTACTGCCGATGCTGTGGCTGTAATTGTAGGAGCAGTACCGCCAGCAAATTTAACACCTGTAAAAGTAGCAGTTGTCATGTTTGCTGCAGCTTGTGTAAGTTTTAGGATAAACGATTTTCCAGCAGTCGCAGTAGGCATAGTAAAGGTACAAGGTGTTGATCCCGTTAGTGTAGCAGTCTGTACTGTACCTGTAGTAATAACAAAGGTATGCGATGCACCGACTGTACCGATGGCTACTACTGTTTCTGTAAAGCCTGTTATAACAGGAGTGGTTATTGTTGGTGATGTGCTTAATACTACATTTACAGTACCTGTAGAAGTAGTAACTCCTGTACCACCAGAGGCTACTGGTAAAGCACTAGACAAGCCTGTAATAGAGCCACCTGTAATCTTAGGTGCAGTCATGGTATATGTGCCATCTCGAATACCATCTCCGCAGTCTCTAATCTGCGACATCATATCGCGCATAGTATCGTTTACTGCTGATGGAAGCATTCCTTCTGGCGCACCATCTGGAGGTGCTGCTGTGTTACTAGAAGGGGTTAGAGAATATTTTGTATATGCCATGATATGTCCTTAATTATAAATACTATTCGCCCAATAAACCTTGCATTTGACCGCCTTGGTACAAAAGATTATATGGAACTTGATTAGTTGCAAATGGTATTCTTCTACCAAGTTGATCGACTCCTCTTGCAGCAAGACCTGTTGCAAATGCTGTTTCTCCCATAACTCTTGGTGAGGAAGCTAACAAACTTGCTGCTACAGCAGGAAATCCACCAACAGAATAACCAGCAAGGCTTGTAGGCAATGTTAATGCTCCTTGTATTGCTCTTGGTGTAATACTAGAAAGTGCTTGACCTGCGATGCCAGGCATAAATATCTCACCACCCGCTTGTTCTAGCTCTTTTCCTAGTTTTACTCTTTGACCAAAGTTTGTTTGAACATTGTCTCTCATTAAACTTGTCAGTTTTCTTAACTGCGTGTCTACTGATGCATTTCTATCTAAACTTAATGTTTTTTGTATTTCTTTAATTTGGTCGCTTGCTTCTGTATATGCTTTCATTGTTTTAGCATATGTAGGTGCTTGTTTTTGTATAGAAGCCTTAACAGAATTATAAATATCGCTAATCGCTGAATAAGCAACTTTTTCTGTTTTAAAGTCTATTGTTTCTAAAGTTTCACCAATCTGTTTTTTTAATGCATCCAAACCTTCTGGTGTATGAAAATCTGCCGAATTAAGAGATTTCCAATTACTTACTTTATCTTGAACATCTTGTAATTTTTCAGCAGCAGTCTTATTGGTTACTTGACCTTTAAAAGTTACTTTCTTTGTTGCGTTTTGTATTGATTTGTCAATATCATTAAAACCTAATATTGTTTTATCATTTTTAATATTAACCATTCCAGATCGATATTCTTCTTGTTTTATACGATTTAATTCGTCTAAGTTTCTTTTTGCAATATCTACAACTTCTGTTTGATCTGCTTTACCGCTAATGTTTACTCTAAATTGTTCTGCTGCTTCTCCACCTTTGCGACCAGCTTCAAACGCTTGAGAAATCGCTTCTTTACCTGCTCCTGTGGTTGCACCTATGTATGAACTTAAAATGTTACCAGCACCTTTTGCTGTAGCACCTGTAGCACGAACAGTAGCAGACAGTGGATCAATAGCACTTGCAATTCTACTTAATGGTTGAGCAACAATTCTTGGTGCGACTGTAGCACCACCTGTAAGAACTGTAGACAAATCAGCTAATACACCAGCAGGATCTTGGGCAACAGCTTTTTTTAGACCTTCTCCTGTGCCATATCGATCAGCATAAAACTCACCAACTTTACGAGCCATTTCTCTAGACTGTTTATCTTCTCCAACAAACTGTACAAACTTTTCTGGCAATACATTTTGCAAAGCACCAGCACCTACATCTAAAACAGATTTAGCGGTTTGAACTGGGTTTGTTACAGCTTCATAAATATTGCCAATTAAATTTGCAAAAGACGATGGAAAGTTTGTTACTGCACCTGTTGCTACTTCACCAGCAGTTAATGGTTCTTTTATATCAGGTAACTTATTTGCTTGTATTAAAGCATATTGATAAGCCTGTGCTTCAGTCAATTCTTTGTCAGAATTTACTTCAAAAGATCCTTTATTAGGTATTTTGACTTCATAGCTTGGCATTGTATTTTCCTATTATCTTTTAATAGGTGTAACAGTTACACCTGGTGGCAAAGAAGGTTTAATATCTACGCTTGGTTTACCTGC